CTTACATAGTATATTCTTTTTATCATTTGATATATGAGAAGTATTCACCTTGTATGCTTTTTGATGGGAGTTTTGTTGGAGAGACATTTGATCGGATAGTTTATACTACCGGTAATATGTCTATGGAAAAGAAAGTACATCTCCTTAAGGAATATGACGTAGATACTTGTTTTGAAGGCGATAAGTGGAATAAAATTCGTAGATTTATAGGACCAGCATATAATGATTTATTAGATTATCTGGATATGAAGAAATATTTTGGAACTTTAGAATTTACATATAGTCCGGAAGATTTATTCTTTTGGAATTGGAACACAGGCGGTGGAATAATACCAGGTAATGCATATGATTTTGTAGTAGATAATATTAAATATAAATTGCATAATTCGGGTAAGAAAACTGTTTTGTTTGAAGCCAATTTGAGAGCCTTTCATAGGTTTATGATACATATGTATTTTCAAAAAAATTTAGAATATATAGATTTTGAAGTGATTCGACAGAAAAGAGAATGGAAGAAATTGATGGGTTGTCCTACTATGGATAAATTAAGAAAATTGTTATTGAGTATGAGAGAATTTTTTATACCATCTATGTTTCATAGTTTTATGGGACATACATTATTATGGTTTTTGAAGTACTTTATGACGGGCACTTATATTGCTATAGGTATAAATTTTATGCATGGTGGAGCTTACAACTTGGCAAAATTGTTAAGTTATGATGTACCGGGTCAAAGGTATGGTAAAGGTGATATATATAAGTTGGATAAGCATGTACAGAGCATATTTATGGATATGTACTGTGGTACGGGATATTTGTGTTATAATATGTCTAATAAAACAAAAGAAGCGAGAAATTATATACGCAATTTATTTCGATATTTTATGTATCATATTGTTACTAAAATAGTTTTACATTTGGGAGGATTTTGGCGAATAGAAAAAGGAAAAGTTTATTCGGGAGGCTTGGAAACCTCCTTATTAGATAGTTTCGCCAAGCTCTTCTTATTTTGTATTTTTTATACAATATAATATATGGAAGTATCCTTCTATAGCACCATATATCAGACAGTGTGTTTATCTTCGTATATTAGCAATGATAGTATATGGAGATGATCATGCGTGGACTTGGCCTGTTACTCTTCAACAGATAATTAATACTAAAACGTATGCTTGGTTTTTAGATGAATTTTTTGATATGAAGCTGCGAGAAGTTGAAGAATTTGATAGTTTTTTGAGTGAAGTTAATGAAAAACAAGAAGTAATAAAATCAGGTATAGTTTTTCTAAAGAGGCGATTTATTAAGACAGATATTCCAGGTATGCCACCTGTAATAGCGCATAAAGAAACGAGAGAAATAATGACAAGTTTATGTCTTAAGGAATTTAATATTGTCTCGGGTGAAGAAGTAGACGTTATAGATATGTTATTGTCTTGTATAGGTCAGGCGTATGATGCACAATTAAATAAAGTGGCCTATGATGCTGTGCGAGATTTGTATGATGAGATATTGTCTAGGTATTCTGTACCTAATCCAGAGAAGCAAATTTCGGAGTATTTAAAGAATCCTTTGAAGCGAGTGAAGATAAGTAAAATATTACGACGAACGGGGTTGACGAGTACGGAAATATTAAACTCCTTTCCACAATGGAAGGAAGTTTTGGAGAGAGGGAAGTTGGACCAGGAAAAATGTCAGTTTGGTCAGAGAGCTAATTTAGAATTGCATGATTATTCAGTTATGGAATCAACATTTGACAATTTTCTTT